AGTAAAAATATTTTGTAGTTTGCGATAATCTTAGTAATATTGCATCACATAATATTAAACGAGTTAATATTACATAAGAACAAAAAAAGTTTAATGTGCAAATATAATCATGTTTATGCTAAATACTATCCCTGTTTTGGAAAAAATGATTGAGAAAGACGGGCTTGTGTTCCGGTTCAATATGACCGATACATTGACCCGCATGAAGATAGGAGAGGAGAAAGTGTTTCGCCGGGAATTCGTTCCGCCTAGTGTGGTGCGCCCCATAGTATCGAGAGTAAACAGCAAAACGAATATGCGCTTCTCCGTACAGACGTTCGATATGGATAATTATAGCGTAGTGAAACGGATCAGATGAGACAAATTTCAAAATTAAAACAATATGGACAATACTCAAAAAACTAACGCAATGACTGCCTTGCTGCAACAGGCTTTGGCTCTTTCGCAGCAGTCGGTCGGAATCCCGGTACTGATCGACTACGAGGCGATCACAAAAGCAGCTGTCCGGGCAGCTCGCGATGAAGCACAGCGATGGCGCAAAGATCCACGTGTGATGATCACACAGAACGAGGCGCACCAAACGTATGGCAAATATGTCATCACCCACCTGGTGAAAGGTGGATATCTGCAGCAATACAAGTATGGCGTCCGCGAGGCATACGACCGGGACGGAGAGAAGATCACCGTTGGGCGGGGCGTGATCTACTACAAGGTGGTGGAGATTGAAGAAGCTCTTGAGAAAGGTAACGTTCTGAAAGGGATGCGCCGCCCACGGATGATCAATAATCCATGAGCGATCATAATCGCTACTCACTCATATATAATCATTGTAGTTTATTCTTTATTCACGTAGACCCATTCCTTTTCTATGGGAAAACCTCCGGAAGAAAGCTAACGACTTGCACTAACGGGAGCGAGACCCTCCGGAGGGCTTGGTAAATTTTAAAAATAGGAGGAAACAGAATGAAACGGATCATCATGCTTTTCTTGTTGCTTTTTGGCATCCTGTTGGCAGCCAGCGAAAGCCATACATTCATCCCGAACATCATTGGTGTTATGATGATGCTCTACTCAAGTTTGAACCTTGAACTGTATGGAGGAAAGAAATGAAAAAAGAGTTCGTGCGGTGCGCCGATTGCGAGTACGCGAGGGAGATGAAAACGATCGACGGGATCGCAGTCCGTTGCCATATTCTTGGGGTAGGAAAGGTAAAAAATGCCAGACGTGTTTGTGGCAAGTTCTATCCCGCAATGGACTCTCCTTGTCGCGTAAAAAAGAAGTAGGTGTATTTCGGTAGAGATACCTATCTAATCTAAATAGAAAGATAAGAGCCTCGACCGAAATGGGCATCGACAACAGGAACTTATTGTATGGAACGAGAAGAAAAAACAGATATGAATACCCGTAAGCGGAAACCGATCAATATAGTCAGCAAACCGGATGCCAGGAAAACGATCAAGTCTATATCCATTGGTGAAATGGTGGAAGTAGGCGAAAAAACGATTTCCTATGGAGCGGCACGTTCCATAGCTCAGGCCTTAAAACGGTATGGCTACCTGTTTAGTTTCCGTAAGATCGATAAGGATACTTATTGTATAATCAGAATAAAATAAAAATATCATGACAAATTGGAAAGACATTTACTTCCCACACGATTGCAACGCTACGGAAGACCCCAAGTGTGTGCTCCTGATCTCGCAGCTGGGTATGGAAGGATATGGCATATTCTGGGCGTTGGTAGAGAAGCTAAGAGCACAGAAAGACCTGCGCCTACCGCTCTCGTTGTTGCCGGCTTTGGCGGGCAAATGGGGAACGTCTGCCGCTAAGGTGGAGACGGTGGTGACTGCCTTTGGATTATTTGGTATAGACGATGATCAGTTCTTCTTTTCTGACTCGCTTACGAGCCGAATGACGATGATTATCGAGAAAGCTGATCGTCGTCGTAATTCAGCCATCAAGGCTATCACTACCCGTTGGGAAACACACCGAATGATGGCTAAAAACAGCCCTGGAAATTCATCTAAAAACAGTCAAAATGATACGAACGTAATACGATCGAATTACGAACGTAATACGGACGTAATACGTTCGTATAATGATCAGGAAAACAACGAGTTAGAAAGCGAAAATTTAAATTCGCAAAATTTGCATACCCCTAGTAATATATTATATAATAATATTAAATTATTAGGGGGTATGGGGGGAAGAAGAAAAAATATAACAAAACCATTTTTGAAGCCAACGCAACAGGAGGTTGAAGACTACATCCGCGAGAAAGGAGTCGATGTCGACCCCGCCCTATTTTACGCCCACTATGAGGCAGTCGGATGGATGGTTGGACGGAATCACATGAAGAACTGGCATATGGCAGTCATGACCTGGGTACGTCGCCAGCGAGAAGGACGTAATCTGCCGGTAAACATGAACTCAAAAAAATCGCAATACGATGGCTGCCTCGAATAAAAAATCAAGATCAATCCAGCGGATGGTGGAACAACAGCAGGCTGCCGAACGTTACGTGGCGGGTTGCTTATTGCTCGAATCGTCGGCCATCTATCGTGTACTCGACATTCTACAACCAGATAGCTTCCTGCTTCCTCAGGCTAAGCTGGTATTTCAAGCCGTGACCGGTGTGATGGAAGAAGGCCGTAAACCAGATATCCTGTCCGTAACCCAACGACTCTTGCAAGACGGTACACTGGAAGAAGCCGGAGGCGCGTACACGCTGAGCCAATATCAGTCCAATGTGGCATCGACAGTCAATCTCGAAGAACATGCCATGTTCATCCGCCAATGCGCTACACGCCGCAAGTTGATGGATGCTGGCAGCCTGATACAGTCGCTGGGTATGGATACTTCGGAAGATGTATCGGACCAGGTGGCCGCTTCGCTCAAAGCCGTAGAAGAAATCATGAGCGACATGGATTATGCCGACCCTATGCACAATATGGCCGAATCGACCGACCGTGCCCTGGTTGCTTATGAACAACGGGAACGGCTGAACCTTGAAGGCCGTCCATACGGATTGAAGTCGGGTATCCGCATACTCGACAAATATCTGCACGGTTTCCGGTCTGGTCAGCTTATTGTGGTTGGTGCACGTCCCGGTATGGGAAAAACATCGCTATTACTCCATTTTGCCAAATCAATCGCATTCGAAGGCGGTACTGTGGCGATCTTCTCGCTCGAGATGAACGACGTCTCGCTTACCAATCGGATGATCCTGTCGATCGAGGATATCGACGGGGCAGCCTTCAAGGACGGGCGGCTTACAGAGGCAGAGCGTTCGCGTATGCTGGATGCCATGGGTGTATTACGCCGCTTGCCAATCCATATCGACGAGACTCCGCATCTGTCCGTCCAACAGATCAAAGTGCGGGCCATGAACCTGAAGCGGAAAAGTGGACTTGGCGTGGTGATGATAGACTACCTGCAGCTGATGAATATGCGGAGCGACAACCGGCAGTACAACCGTGAACAGGAGATTGCCCAAACAACCCGTCGACTAAAACAGATGGCAAAGGATCTGGAAGTACCGGTCATTCTGCTCAGCCAGCTGAACCGAAATATTGACCAAAAGTTAAAAGACGGGAAGATGACGACTTCGATGCCGCAGCTGTCGGATCTACGCGAATCGGGAGCGATTGAGCAGGATGCCGACGTGGTACTGCTCATCCATCGTCCGGAGTACTACAACGACACCGATGCCATCCCTGGTGTGGGCTTGATCAATATCGCCAAGCAGCGCGAAGGGAAGACCGGCAAGGTGAAATTCTCATACAACGAGTCGCTGACAAGGATCGGTGACGTGGAAGACGACCTTCAAAAACCATTCTGACCATGGCAACGAAACCAAAAAGAAAATTAATTCGCCAATATGGGCTGAGTGCCGGAAAGAAACCCGGAGACAAGGTTCGCCGCCGCCGTTCAGCCGATGAGTACCATTCGTGGCGATGGACTCAGGCGAGCCGGCGTTTTCGTCAGGAACATCCGCTTTGTGAAGAATGCCTCAAGAAGGGACTTTACGTTCCTGCCGAGGTGGTCGATCACATCATACCAGTACCCTTGTGCTCCGATTTTTGGGATGAGTCAAACTGGCAATCCTTATGCCAGAAGTGCAACATCGCCAAAGGAAACCGAGACAAAGAATACATCCAAGGGAGGAAAAAGTTATGAAGAGATTATTTGCTGAACTCGAACGCGGGTTTTATGAGAATTTGGACGTGACTCCTACCACCAAGGAGGACTACCGGCGTATTTTCGATCAGTTCAAGAAATGGGTCGTAATCGGTGGATACGACATCAATACCCTTTGCCGTGCCGACATTCTGGCTTACAAAAGCTGGTTAATCAATTCAGGCAAATCGGAAAGCACGATGGATATTTACCTCTTGGTGGTACGTCGTTTCTACGAATTTGTGGAAGAATCCGGAGAGGGAGAAAATATCGCCGCTGGAATCCGATATAAGCGCAAGAACCACGAGTACTACAAAGAGCATCTGCAGGAGCCAGAGATTGAAGCTCTGCTCGGATCGATTGACACCAGCACGCTGATAGGGATGCGCGACTATGCGATGATCTATCTGATGCTGAGTACAGGCTTCCGATGCGTGGAAGTGTCACGCCTCCTGGTTGAAGACATACACGACGAGGGGAAGTTCCCTTATCTGAATATCCAGCGCAAAGGCTATCTGCGTAAGGACACAAAGTTCGGAGTAACGGAAGAAATATTGCAGCCTATCTACCGGTATCTGTCGGAACGGGGCGTGGAAGACAAGCAAGAACCTCTCTTTGCTTCCACCCGTAACCTTCGAAAGGCGATGCTCCCAAGGGACATCGGGCGAGTCATCCGACTCAGAATGCGTGCCGCCGGTATCTATTCAAGCAAGAAGACGGCGCACAGCCTGAGGCATACAGCTGCTATCCGTGCCATCAAGGCAAATGTCCCTATTCGTGATGTGCAGATCATGCTTGGCCACCACAGTGTGGAGACGACTGAGATCTATTTGCGGAGCATAGACAACGAGACGCGCCTGAGTAATCCTGCTATACGCAAAATGCCCAAACTTCCTTCTAACGGAAGCGGAGTAGGATAGAATAGGACGCAAAAGAGCCGAAATAAGCGGTTTATTTTTGTTTGTAAGGAATTAATTATCTTTTGCAGTAAAAGGTATTATGTAATAAAAAATAGTGTCTTAAAACGCACGAAAACGAGTCGATGGGGAGTGGGGGTCAAATCTCTACGGCAAAAGTTTCCGAGACCACAGCCCGCCCCGACGTGTTCGCGTGCAAAATTGGAGGATTGATTGAGATGGGAAAAGGACGAAAACCGATCCCCGATGCGGTCAAGGTAATGCGTGGAACTGACCAGCCTTGCCGAATGTCTGGGACTGCTGATGGAATCGAGAGGATAACGGATGTTAAGCAGATTACATCCGCTGCAAAGCTGAAATTGCTTCCCACTAAAAGGGCAAAGGATATCTTCAAGCAGAAGGCAAATCAGTTGATTGCTCTTCGCATTTTGACAGATCTGGATTTGGAACAGCTAGCGGTATATGCCAACTCGCTCGACGTGTTGTTCGGATGCCTGGAGGGAATGCGTAATCCTGCTATTCCGAAATTAGATAAGTATGGGTGTATTATTGGCTATGTCCCGCCGCCTGAGCTTCCGCTGTATAAGCAAATGGTCGAGATCGTGAATCGGATTGGTGCCGAGTTTGGATTTACACCGGTATCACGCCAGCGGATCAATCAGGGGCCGTCGGACGAAAAAGATGAATTGGAAGAGATTTTTAAAGGAATATGAAAATATTGATAATCAAAAAATAAAACTGGTATGAACTATACAGGAAAATTGAACTTGTTGAAGTTCAAGAACGCTTGCCTAATCAGCGTAAAAGGGAGGACAGAAACAAAGAAAGGGATATTTATCCCGATTGATGATAACCATGTGTTTGTATCGGCCGATGATGCAAATCGGGCAAAGGGGGCTTACGTATCATTCCTGGCTTTTGAAGGCATGGAGAAGGGACGTTATGGTGATACCCACTCGATGAAACAAACCTATCCGTCAGAAATACGCCGTCAAATGACTGAAGAAGAACTGAAGTCGGTACCATACATCGGGAATATGCGCCCCTTTGAGTCTCTTTCAGCTTCAGATCGCGCCGTAGTGGAAGCTCATGCTAATCCACAAAACAAGGAAGATGATTTACCATTTTGACCTATGGAAATGGAAGTTTGGAAATTACTGCTGTTATTGATTGCCTGTGTGCTGATCGGAATAAGGATCGTTAGATGGATCAGCGGTAAAAAATAACGATCAAATTATTGTCAGATATGAAACAACGTAAAGAAGAAATCTATAAAGAGAAGGCTCTAGGATATATCCGCAGGGTACTGTCGGGTGAGCGTAATGCCGGCGAGTTGGAACGTCTTGCTGTGGCACGTCATGTAGATGATCTGGAACATGCTATGGAACGGGGGCTTTACTTTGATGAACGAGCGGCCAAACGAGCCCTCGCTTTCTGCCAGCTGGTGAAGCATTACCAGGGAGAATGGGCAGGGCAGGAGTTCGTTCCCGAGGACTGGCAATGCTTCATCCTATGGTGCATTTTCGGGTGGAAGACGAAAGGAGGTGTGCGTCGTTTTACTTACGCCGCTATCGAAGTACCACGTAAGAATGGGAAAACGATGCTTGCCGCAGTGATCGCTCTGATTGGACTGGTAGCAGATGGTGAGAGCGGGGCACAGATCTATTCGGCTGCGGTGGACCGTGACCAGGCTGCAATCTGTTGGAAAGCGGCGTGCGAGATCGTTCGGCAGTCGCCAGTCTTACAGAAGCGACTGAAGGTATGGACCACCTCTATCTCTTACGAGGCGGAAGGTGCTTTCTACAAACCGCTCAGTAAGGAGACAAAGAACAAGGATGGGTTGAATCCGCATTTCGCCATTTGCGACGAGATGCACGCCTGGCCTACAGACGATCTCTATAACCTGATCCGTTCTGGTATGGGAGCCCGAAAGCAACCACTTATCTTTTCGATTACTACCGCGGGATTCAACATGAATCTTCCGTATTATCAGATGCGCCGTGTGTTCATAGACATTCTGCGGGGTGTGAAGAAAGACGACCGTACTTTCGCGCTGATTTATTGCCCTGATCCCGGCGATGACTGGCATGATCCCAAAACGTGGCATAAGGCTTCGCCTAATTTAGGGGTATCTGTCTATGAAGATTTTATGCAGAGCGAATATGAACAGGCGGTTATCAAAGGTGGAAGTACCGAGGTCTCGTTCAAAACTAAGAATCTGAACCTGTGGGTAGATGCTCCCGATGTATGGATCCGTGATGAATTGGTTGCCAAGTGTGATTATGGTACCACAGACGACGATCTGGCTGGAGAAACCTGCTGGGCCGGACTGGACCTTGCTTCGCATGTAGATATAAACGCACTGGCCTTGTATTTCCCTTACCTTGATCACCCAACTTTTAAATTCTATTTCTGGATTCCGGAAGATAAGGTGCGCGAGAAAGAAGACCGGGTAGATTACCGCCAGTGGTATAAGGATGGGTGGATTCGGATCACCAATGGGAACGTGATCGACATCGATGAGATGGTTACCGATCTCTCCGGTATCCTTCAGCGATACGATGTTCAGGCGGTAGGATACGATCCCGCCAAGGCTTACCACGGTGTGATCCAAGGTTTACAGAAAGAAGGATTCGACGACATCCTTGACGAGTTTTCGCAGGGTATCCAGAATATGAGTGAACCGACCAAACGAATTGAGGCAGAAGTGAGTAGCGCGGCTATCGACCTGATGCAAAATCCTGTTATTCGCTGGATGTTCCGTAATGTGGTGATCTACCGAGATGCTAATGATAATATCAAGATGGATAAGAAGCGAAGTACAGAAAAGATAGACGGTTGCGTAGCTATGGCCAATGCTTACGGAGTGTATATGTCTACTACCGATGAGTCGCAAGGAATCAATGTATATTGTGTAAAATAAAACGGGAAAAATGAAAATAAAAGAGTTTGATGAGAAAGTACGTATTGGGTCGCAAGTTGTGTTTAAAGGGAAAATACACTCGGTGGTCGATATTAACCGGAGGACACATGAGGCGATCATTGGGAAAGCAGCCATCGTGGTGCGTTGTTCGGAGTTCGAACTGTATACAGGAGGAGATGTACAGTCTGACATAGATAACTGTCCGCCTGTTAAGATGGGACGACCTGGAATACCTGTTACCGCCATCTTTAAGAATGGCAGAAAGAAAATATTCTCATCCGTATCTGAAGCATCTGCTGTTTTGGGTATATCCCGGCACATGATCAAACGAGCTCTTCACGGAGAAAACACGCAAGTTGTTGGAATCCGCTTTGAATGGTAAGAAACTGGATAGGCATATAAATTTAAACAGATATGAAGCGTAAATACAACGAAGCTTATTTCCGATATCTATTCCGTAGATTCCCATTTGACCGGAACTGGTTCGGGGAAGGTTTTTATAAGAAGAACCCTATTAAAGGGTATAAGATTAAAATAATATTTGAATTGAGATAATATGTATGGATAAAATTGGCTTAATGGCAGTTGACAGCAGCTATCCTAACCTTGCGCTCATGAAGATAAGTGCATTTCATAAACAGAAAGGGAATAATGTTGAATGGTACAATCTTTTCGATAATTACGATAAATTATATATGGCAAAAGTATTTACGTTCACTCCTGATTATCAATACTTCATTCATAATATAAAAGGAGAAATTATACGAGGAGGTACCGGATATGATATTTATTCTTGTTTACCCAAAGAAATTGATCGGATTCAGCCTGATTATTCAATTTACCCTTCGATCGACAAGCGTACTGCATACGGTTTCCTGACACGTGGATGCCCTAACAAATGTAAATGGTGCGTAGTTCCTATGAAAGAGGGGAATATTAGACCATATATGGATGTAGAGGAGATATCCATTGAAGGGAGAAAAAATCTTATACTGATGGATAATAATATTCTGGCTTCTGATTACGGGTTGCAGCAGATCGAAAAGATTGTACGTTTAGGTCTGAAAGTTGACTTTAATCAAGGACTGGATGCAAGGTTAGTTACTGAAGATATAGCTAAACTACTAGCTAAAGTAAAATGGATAAAACGCATACGATTCGGATGTGACACACAAGGTCAGATATCTGAATGCGAACGAGCCATTTCACTGATAGATAAATATGGTTATCATGGTGAATATTTCTTCTACTGCATCTTGCTTGACGATTTTAAAGAATCATTTAGCAGAGTAAATCATTGGTGGAATAAAGGAAAAAGGTTTTTGCCCCATTGCCAGCCTTATAGAGATCCTAATAATCCACGCCAGATCATCCCACAATGGCAAAAAGATTTGGCTTCGTGGGCTGATAAGAAGTGGATATTTCGGTCTTGTGCGTTTATAGATTTTGAACCGAGAAAAGGATTTAAATGCAAAGAATATTTTGTATAAGTACAGAAGGATAGATAATGAACATTATCTATCATTACAATAGCAAAGCCAAAGTAAATAATGAACATAAACGAATTGAGAGTAAAGCGCGTCTGAACTATCCAAGATAGAGTGCTGATACTACTTTTTTTGTTGGAAAATATAATGGAGCGCACCATTGCGGTGCGCCTTTTCTCTTTCAGGGTGAATTAAGCCATATTACCTCGTTAACAAGTCTAAACTGCATTTCCTTCTGTACTGTCTTTATTTCCTTGTATAACCTACTAGGTTTAAAACACTGAAATACTACGTAATGCCTTGTTTCAATTACTGCAAATTTAAAGTGATTGTTGCAGATTTGCAGGTTAAGTAAATTAAACTGGACGGCGACCGACTTTTGTCGCCGGAAAAGATGCCCGTTATTTGCCGAAAACAAACAGAGATGGTTCGATTTATTCAATATCTTCAACAGGCAGGTCGACGGGCGTTAGGAATCGAAACCAGCGAAACCGCTTTTGATTCGTTGACCGGAAGTCTTCCTTCCTCTTCTCTTAGCAAGCTGGCGTGGGGGATGAGTCAGGAACGGGCAATGCGATTCACTGCCGTTTATGCTGCCATTCGTCTACGGAGCAACACGTTGGCGAGCCTTCCGAAGTCTGTTTTCGATTTGGGCGGTAAGGGAAGGAGTACCGCAACCGACCATCCTGTGTACCGCCTTATAAAATATCACCCAAACCATTATCAGAGTGTATTCACATTTTGGAATTTCGTCAATATCTGCCTCGATGGATGGGGAAACGCTTTTGTGGTGATCTTTCGCTCGAAAGATGCCACGCCGGAATCTTTGATCCCGGTTCATCCCAAAAACGTAATGGTGCAGGTTGAGAACCGCAAAAAGTACTACAAGGTGTTTGGTACGAAATATTACGATGGGGTGTACAGCGATGATGAAATGTTACATTTCTTCAACTACTCCATTGATGGTGGAATCAGTGGAATTGATCCGATCTCTTACAATGCGGAGGCAATTGCTACTGGTATTGGATCACAGCAGTTTGGAAATGAATACTTCGAGTCAAGGGGAAACATCAAGGCAGTGATCGAAACCGACCAAAACTGGAACCCGAAGCTGGCTAAACAGTTTTTGGATAATTTCGAAGAATCGAAGAAGAGCGGAAATCCTGTGTTGACTGGTGGTGCCAAGTGGAAGACTGTCACTATCTCGCCCGAAGCTGCGCAGATGCTGGAGACACGCACTTTTGCCTTACAAGACATTTGTCGCATCTTCATGGTGCCACCTCACCTCATGGGTGATCTCAGTCGTTCTACCTTTAGTAATATTGAACATCAAGACATCGAGTTCGTGAAACATTATATTCGTCCGACAGTCAAAATGTTCGAACATGAACTCGACCGCAAACTTTTCTTCGACGACGAGCGAGGTAAGCTGGAGATCAAATTCAACCTCGATGGGTTGTTGCGGGGCGATCAGACCACCCGGAGCGAGTTCTACCAAAAGGCTGTACTAAGCGGATGGATGTCACGTAATGAAGTTCGTGAAATGGAAAATCTTAATCCTATTGATGGCTTGGATGATCTGCTTTATCCGGGCAATGAAGTCGTCATGGGAAAAGAATATCTATTCAATAACAAAGCAAAACAGAAGGATGAATAAAAAAGAAGCTATCAAGACAAGGACTATCCCGTTCGTCTTTTCCGACGAAACGCGTGATTCATACAATACCGTCCTTCCGGTAAAAGGCTGGGACTTATCGCAGTTTAATCGCATGGGAGTTGCACTCTACAACCATAGTTCGTATGGAAGTGACCCCGACAACGTGATCGGTACCGCCCGTGCCTGGGTAGAAGGTAACCGCCTGTTAGGCGAAATTACTTTCGAAAAAGCCGACATCAACCCCAAGGCAGAAAAGGTGTTCCAAAAGGTATTGGCTGGTACACTGAAAGGATGTTCCGTTGGCTTCCGTTCGCTGGAACGAGGGACTTGGGGAGAAGGAGATGAAGCCTACGATGGGAAACGACCGACTTACTACTATGGCCGCCGTGCTCTGATCGAAATCTCAGTCACGCCAATGCCGGCGAATCCGAATGCCAAGGTACGGTCTGTTATCCAGCCTGATGGTGAAATGGAGTTGACAGAAGACATTGAATACATCGTTGGGGAAGTAAGGAGTTTTGATCCTGAAGAGGAAGAACCGGAAGTCAAAGAGTCTTTATCGCTGAAGGCGGGAGTGGCAGCGGCTGAAGCTCGTGCGATGATGGCTGTATTAAGATCTTCCTAGGTCGCCGGATTTGCATCCGACCTAAAATGAATTACATCCAATGTAATTGGAACGATGATTTATTAATAACCCTAAAAAATTTAGGATATGAGAGAAAAAAAACAAGTGACACACGAATTGAGCCAAGCCTTAGATAGCCTGCGCTCGATCAGCGGCAAGGAAGGAGCTACAGCCGATGAAATCCGCTCCGCAACCGAGTTGGTGGAACGTTTGACTGACGAGTTGAATGCTATCAATGTGGTCGAAGCAGCCGAACGTGCAGCTGTAGCAGCACGTGCCGATCAGAACAACCCGGAGATTAGAGATATTGCCCGTCGTTTCAGTATGGCGAAGTTCATTCGTGAGTTAAGCGGCGAGAATGGTATCCAGCTGACAGGTTTGGAAGCCGAAGTGGCGCGTATGGGGCAGGAAGAAGCCGAGCGTAATAACGTCAAGCTACAGGGATCTGCCATTCCAATGTCAATCCTGAACGCTCGTGCTTTCGGAGGTAACAATGCTACGACTCCTGCTGACGGAGGATATCTGATTGCTTCTGAATTGCAATATCAGGAAGCTTTGCGTAAGCGGTTAATCTTGGCACAGGCAGGTGCTACCTACGTAGGCGGATTGGTAGGTAATATTACCTTGATAGAAGGTTCTGGCGTATCAGTGTCTTGGGAGAATGAGAATGATGAAGTGGCCGACACCAAGAAACAGTTCTCTACCCGCAATGCCAGTCCAAAACGTTGTGCTATCAGCGTACCGGTGTCGAAACAGCTGGCTTTGCAGAGCTCGTTTGATGTCGATCAACTGATCTTGAACGATATTTATGCAGCCCATGCCGAAGCTATCGAGAATGCCGCCCTGAATGGTACGGGAACTAAGCAGCCTACCGGACTGATCAATACATCGGGTATTGAGACAATTGCTTTGGGTGATAACGGAGCCGTTCCAACATTCGCCAGTATGGTAGCTTTGGAAACAGCTATCTCCTTAAATAATGCTGATCTCGGACGAATGGCATATATCACTAATCCGAAAATCCGCGGTCTGTTCAAGACAACCTTGAAGGCGAGCAATGTCAGTGGTTTTATTTGGGAAAATAATGAGGTGAACGGATATCAGGCCTATACAAGTAACCTTGTACCATCTAATCTGACGAAAGGTTCGACCAGCGAAAAGTGTAGTGCTATTCTGTTTGGAGATTGGAGTAAATTGTGGATTTTGTCGTGGGGAGGATTAGACTTGGTTGTTGATCCTTATACGATGAAGAAGCTGGGTGCATATGAAGTTACACTGAATGCCTACCATGACATCCATGTACGCCGTAAGGAAGCATTTGCCATGATCAAGGATGCGTTGGACACTCCAGCAGGAGCATAAACAGGGGAGGTGAATGCTTATGTGGATCAAATTTGTCAAACCGGCTCCGGGCTATGCGTACTTTGAGGGGAACAAAGTCGATATGAAAGACGAGAAGGCTGCACAGAAGTTGATCGATGATCTGTATGCTATCCCGCTTGTGAGTGGAGATGTAAAAAGTGATCTGCCCGACGACTTTCCCGTCCGGGAATTGCTCGTTCGGGAAGGACTTCTTACGAAGAAACAAGTTGCCCAAGCAATCCCAGTCTTGAAAGATATCAAGGGGATCGGGCAGAATACGGTGGATAAGATTGTGGAATATTTAACAAAGGAGACAAAATGACGTTAGACGAATGTCCCGTAACGATCGACGACCTGAAGGCACAACTCCGATTGCCTGATACGGACGACTTTCATGCGCAACTGGAGGTGTCGCTTCTCTCCGCCGCCGAATGGTGTGAGAATTACATCGGGCGGAAGTTAAGCGAACTGGCACCCGATGGAGACTTCCCTTATCAGTTGCGGGCAGCTATCCTGATGATGGCGGCTCAACTGTTCGAGAACCCGTCGAATCCGGTCGCCGAACGCGTTACGGCAGCCGAACGTCTGGCTGATCCGAAAATCTGGTATAACTATGGCTAAGAAGGAATATAGTATCGGATCGTTCAACGAGGTAGTCTGTTTCTATCGTCCAGAGCGTTCTGAAACGGCCAGTGGCGAGCGCGAAACCCAATACGTGCCTTGCTGCGAGCGGTTTGCCGAAGTGACCGACCGTCTCTCGAGCCAGGAAGAGGCACAAGAGGCATTGCCCGAGGTACAGACTTTACTTGTCAAGTCTTGGGATGTATCCGAAGCTTCTACCGAGTGGCGGATACAGTTCCGGAACGAGCAGTATGACATTATTCGGATCGACCGAAAGCGGATGGGCGTCACGTTTTATTATGTCAGGAGGACGGACTTATGCAACGAGTGAACGAAACTTTTTATTCGCTACTGAAGGAATGGATGCCAGAAGGTGTTGCGGTTTATCCTTCCATTGCCGAAGAGAGTGCCAGATACCCGTATTGTGTCTTCAGCATGGCCAGCTTCACTACGAAGCGAGTCAAAGAGGGCATTGTTGGGTATAACTTCGTCTACGAGGTCAATGTGTGGGGCTGTACCTTCAACCAGGTGGACCGTATCGCCACGAAGGTCATGTCGGAGGCAGAGGCGTTTGAAGAAGTCCGTTTCGATGACCCTCCTGGAAGGATGACGGTAATGATTACCGACGGCGTGTCCGACTATACGCAGGGCGGATTCGTGCAGGCCCTGAAATTCAGTGTAAAATATGATGGAGGGGCAACATGAATAAAACTTCTGCAAGGATAGACGACACTTCTATGGTTGTTTTCTTAAACAAACTGGAAGACAAGAAATTCAACAACGCATGTCTTTCCGGCATACGAGAAGGAATGAAGATCCTGGCTAAAAAGACAACCGACAACTTCAAATCCAAAAGAAGGGGTTTCAGGCAAAGAAAGGTGTGGAACCCAAGGAAACGGAAAATGAAGATCCTGAAAGTGGCAACAATTGTGGTAAACCGAAAGGTAAACACGGTTAAAGTACATATCCTGGCCGATTACCGGGTGAAATGGATGGAAACCGGCACGGATGAAAGAACAGTGAAACACTGGTTCGGAGGCTGGAAAAGCCATTCGGTTGGTTCGGTAAAGCCTGAATACTTCTTCAAACGTGCTCAGGAGGAGGTACACGACCAGGTAAATGAAAAAGCGACGGCAGAGATTACACGTAGAATCAATAGGCTAATTTAAATCAAATCATCATTATGGCAAGAAAAAAAGGAGATTACATCGAGGGAAGAGACCTCATGGTGTTCGTTGACACATCAGACGGAAGCGGTGAACCGACTTGGACCAAGACGGCGGCTGCCACCAGCCACACTATCTCGTACAGTGCCGAGACCAAGGAACGTGTGACGAAAGACACCGAGAACGGGGCATTCAGCCAGAAATCCGTCACCAAGCTGTCGGTTTCGATCAGCGTGGAAGCACTTACCACGTACCAGGCTGACTGTGGCTTCAAGTCGCTGTTGAAGATGTTCAAGACACGCAAGCCAGTGAAACTGAAATACGGTTTTACTACCGATGAAGGGACGGAAGAGTACGAAGAGGGACTGTTCGTCATCACCAGCCTCGAAGAGAGCAGCCCGGCAGATGACGACGCTACCTACTCAGCCACGTTCGAGAATACCGGCAACGTGGAGACCAAGACAGGAGAAGCTTAAATTTAGGTAGGTATATCTCGACCGAGATATAAGCACATCTCCGCCGAGATATACCTATATCGCCGAAGAGATATAGGTATGTAAAAAAACAAGAAAAAAGAATATGAAGAAAATCAAGATCCAAGGAAAAGAATATCCGGTACGCCTGACAATCGGCGCGATGGTGGCCTACAAGCGCGATACCGGCGAGGACTTCACCCAGTTCCGGGGCGATGACATGGAGAAGCTGGGGTGCATCATCTTCCACGCTGTGCGGACGGCCTGCAAGTCGGACGGCGTGGCCTTCCCCTTCGACAAGCCTGACGACATGATCGACTACATCGACATGGACCAGGCGACGGCAGCCCTCGGACTGGCAGCCGGGCAGGAAGGCGTACAGGACGCAAAAAAAAACTGACGGTTACAGAATTGATTGGCTTTGCGGCGGGTGTCGTGGGAATCCCTCCGGCGGACATCTATCCCATGGACATGGAAACCCTCGACGCCGCCATCCGCGCCTGGAACGATCTGGAAGAGCAACGCTACCGCACCTCGTGGGAACAGACCCGCTTCCTGGCGCATTGCCTCCTGACGCCCTACTCGAAGAAGAAGCTCCGGGCGGAAGACATCATCCGTTTCCCGTGGGAGGGCGGACGGAAGAAGGCAAAAGAAAAGCCCCGCCGGTTGTCGCCGGAAGAGCTTCGCAAAGTGGAGGAGAGATTAGGCGTTTAACGCCAGCCACCCTACTTTTCATCTTCTTCCTGTTCCGGATCCTGGCACCTGCAATCGTTGTCTCCCAGATGACAGATTCCGTAAACGACAAGGCACGTAAAGACAAACACGATCCCTGTTATGACCTCTATACTCATAAGTCTAATTAATTAGTTGCTGCGAAGATAATGAATAATTTAGTATATACCATCCAACTTGACGCGAAAGGCAAGCTGCTGCCAGAGCTGAAGATAATCCGTCAGCAGATGGACGGTGTGACGCAATCCACCAAGAAAGCGAACGGGATGTTCTCGAAGATGCAGACCATTTGTTCACGGATGAAAAACTTGGAACTTGCTTCGTGGGCTGAAAACGTAAGGAACGCCTTCGATGGGTTGTCTTCCCTGTCGGAATCGGGCGTAGGTTTCCAGCAGAGCATGGCGGACCTGCAAGCCATCACCGGGATCGTGGGGAAAGACCTGCAAACCATCAGCCAGGCGGCACGCGAGACGGGCAAACAGTCCGGCTTGGGTGCGAAAGGTGCGGTCGATGCCTTCACACTCTTGGCTTCGCAGATACAGATCGACAAAATCGGGTTGCAAGGACTGATGCAACTGCAGAAAGAGACCATCACGCTGGCACAGGCCGGCGGACTGGAGATGGCAGACGCGGCAACAGCCATGGCTGCCACCATCAACCAGTTCGGACTGGAAGCATCTGAGGCGAACCGGGTGATCAACGTGCTGGCGGCAGGCTCGAAATACGGGGCAGCCGAAGTTGCAGATCTGGCACAGTCGTTCAAGGTGTCGGGTGCAACGGCGGCGGCTGCCGGACTGTCGGTCGAACAGACAGCCGGGGCGATCGAGGTACTCTCACAGATGAACCTGAAAGGGGCGGAAGCCGGGACAGCCTTGCGCAACATCATCCTGAAACTGCAAACCACCTTGGGCGTTGACCTCTCCAACGTGGGACTGGCCAAGGCTCTCGACGGACTGAAACCGAAACTACAAGACACAACCTATCTCGCCAAGGTGTTTGGGGCGGAAAACATAGCCGCCGCCCAATACCTGATCACGAACGCGCAGGCAGTCGACGAGATGACAGCCGCCGTTACCGGCTCGAACGTGGCACAGGAGCAGGCAGCCATCCGCACCGACACCGTGGCCGAGAAGATGAAACAGATACAGGCGCGTATCGACGACATGAAGATTTCCATCTTCGAAATGAGCGGCGGGTTGACCGGTTACGCATCCGCCCTTGGCGATACGGGGGTGATGATCTCGCAGATGATCCCGTTGATATCGTTACTGAAGGGGTGGATAGTTAAACTAAGCGGGGTAATTGGCATTGCGACTGCTGCCACGAAATTGTTTAGTCTGGCTCTTTGGGCAAACCCGATCACGTGGGTTGTTGCCGCTGTAGCCGCCCTTGTTGCAGGACTGGTGATAGCCTACAAGAAGCTAGACGGTTTCAGAAATCTGGTTAATAAGTTGTGGGTGGATCTGAAAAAGACATTCTCTATCATATCCCCGTATAAGGAGAAGGGAATGGATATAAAAGGCTCGGTCAACATCACCAATGTGGAAGAGACGAAGAAGAGCTTGCGAACCCTGCAAGGCCGTGTTGATGACCTGAAGATGGCGTTCGATCCGAACCATGTGTGGAAGTACTCGCTTAGCATACCACAGCAAGAACCTTCAAGAGAAACATCAACGGGAAACGAACCTACATCAGGTAGCAGGGAAGCCTTGAACACCATAGCCGGATTGCAGAAGAAGATCCAAGAACTGAAAGAGCTACAGGAAAAATCATCCGTGCAGAATGCGATCAACCTGCAAAAGGAAATAGACTTGTACCAGAAGAAGCTCGACCTGATCAACCTGCAGATCGCCAAAGGCGTGGCAGGGAATTTGGCAGACAGCAAATACAAGGATACGATCTCATCGTCTGTCGCGACATTACCGGTACCGGAAAAGATCAGTATTCCTGTTGAGTTCGACAAGGCTACCCTTTCGCGCTCTTTCCAGATCATGAAGCAGCAGTTTTCTGATTCCATCAAGGAAATCGAGATTACCGGTGAACAGATAGGTGGCATCCTGACCGGTTCTATCCAGCAATTCGCCTCTGGACTGGGTGAAGCCGTCGCGTCCGGAAACGGGCTGGAAGTATTCAAATCCATGCTGACTGGGTTGATGGATATGCTGAGCCAGTTCGGTGCGGCGTTAATAGCAGCCGGTACGGCTACGCTCGCCTTCAAATCCATGTTTGCCAACCCGATTGCGGCGATCATTACCGGTACGGCACTGGTAGCTGCCACCGCAGCAGCCAAGGCAGCCCTACAGAATGCCACCGCCTTCGCCAACGGTGGCATCGTCAGTGGTCCGACATTGGCTTTGGTGGGTGAATATTCCGGGGCACGAAACAACCCGGAGGTAATCGCCCCGCTGGATAAGCTCCGGTCGATGATCGAACCGGCACGGCTGTCGTTCGATAGCCTTTATCTGGAAACCAAGGTGCGTGGGAAGGATCTCTACGTAGCCTTGCAGGGTGTGGAACGTAAAAACGGACGGACACGATGAGCATGAACTTACGATACAGATATGGCTTCTACAGCTATAAGGATGTGCTGTATGAGGTGGATATTTACCAGGAAGGCTTTTCGGGCGAAGTGCAACAAGTAGGCTATGGCGAGTCACCTGTCGAGATCGAATGGCAAGAGACCGACAAACTCGAGCCCGTACAGAGCAGTTCGGCTACCGTCCAGCTGTTCTCCGATAATGACAGACAGTTTGTCGACCTCTATACGGTGAAAGCCGGGAGCGTCCGGCTGGATGTCTATCGGGAAGGCTCGCTCTACTGGAGCGGAACGCTGGACACTGAACTGTACGAAGAGCCATTCTCGTACAAAGACGGCTATTGCGTGGAACTTACCTTTTCCGACTTCGCCATGCTCGACCGGCTGAAATGGAACGTGCGCGGGTTTATCAGCATGGACCAGATCATCCGGAAGGCATTGGATATGTCTGGTATTAAGTATTCGGCTATCGACACGCGTATCAGTACCAAGACATCCAGCGGAGTAAACGATTCTGTCTATACAGCCGTATCCGTACTTGGCGACAACTTCTTTGACGAAGACGACAAGCCGATGACGATACGCAAGGTGCTTGACGAAACGTTACGTCCTTTCTCGCTCCGGATGATACAGAAGGGAGGAAAGATCGTGTTGTACGACCTGAACCAGCTCTATTCCGAAACACCGGAGGAAGTGAACTGGGGTGGAGATGACGCGGTGTTGTCGGTCGATAAGACATACAGCGATGTGCTGCTTACGTTTTCTCCCTACGAAAAGACATCGCTGCTGGATGCCACGATAGATCCTGAAACCGTCACCGGAGGATCCCAATACACAACCTATGTGGACAACAGGTTCGAGGCGGATGCTGTAGGTTTCCGGATGACCATTTCGGATACCGGGGAAGGCGTGGTAAAGAATATCAAGCCGAAGTTCTTCCGGGTGGACCCGGTGTATTCCGGCGATTCTGAAGCAGGAATAGCCTGGGCTTATTCGACCCGAAAAGGAACAGGTGGCGACTTTATCCAACATGTTCAACCCGTATTACCTCCTACCGGTATTGTTGAAATGATATTCCGGGCGGGACCATCTTCATTTATCTATCCGGTGAACACGGACGGAAGCGAGAAGTTCCAGTTGAAGGTGACGCTTAATATGCTTTTTGACCCACGTTATAATCCGTTTGAAGATGCTGGAACATACAACGAGCAAGGTAACTGGGAAGAACAACAGGACCGTGCCAATTTCGTCTATCTCCCCATCAAACTGACGTTACGAGATGAGAACAGGAACGCCATCCTACACCTGCAGAACTCCGGTGTGAAGGACAGTGATTATTACTACCATTCTACTACTAACGTGAGATGGGTATCAGGTGAAGCCTCTTGGGGAAATGCTTATCTGTGTTGGTGGAAAGGCAACCGGAAGAATGAGTCAGGATTGGGTGGATGGCAACTCAACAAACAGATCATTGGGTATTACCGGGATAGACTTCCTTCACGGTTCGACAAGATGGGAGATGGCGAGTTTATCCCTTTGCCCGGGCAGTATGGATACCTAGAACTGGAGGTAGGAACGGGACTGATAACCTGGGATTATAACAAAGAGATCAATACAAAGAACTATTCGCAGTGCCGCCATTGGTGGTTCAAAGATCCCAAGGTAGAACTGGTGGATGGCTACGGGAATGGAATCAATACGAAAGATATCAGCTTTTCGGCGTGGATCAATGAAGATGCTGCTGAAGATATCAAGATCGACACCGTGTTGGGAACGCTCGAAAACCCCTCACCTGTGGCATTGGGACAGATATTCGAAACCTCTACACATACGGTTATCGGTACATTCTATCGGGGTGGCGTGCAAGAACGCCTTGAGAAGCTCCTGATCGGGACGGTCTATTCCAACTACGAGGGACGCAATCTGGTCTTGTCGGGTACAGCGGACCTGATTCCCGGATTCTGCACGCTCACCGACAGGAACGAACCGGGCAAGTACGTCGTCCTACAGGAGACGCAACGCCTGCGTGACGAAGAGAGCAATATCAAGATGGTTCAATTCTCGGAAGATCATTTTGAGGGGGTACGTTTTAAATGATAGATGGTATGGCGAAAGAGCAATATAAATATGTAGAAGTACAGATTCCGGCTACGCCGCGCAACAAACGGTTGACGGACAGTATTCAGGCAGCTGCGCAGACTGGTGGCGGAGGTGGAGGAGGATACGAGAACTATCCTGGAACATTTCCTAAAATTGAGATAATACCATCTGGAAGTCTATTACTTCCAACAGATGATAATATGTTTTCTGCATTGAGGACACTTGAAGAGATCAATAATGCCTTCCAAGGAGCAAGTGCTATATTCGACAAGCGATATCTGAGAAAAGATATCGACGATATGGCTTTGGGTAATATCCGATTTCAAAAAAATATAAGCTCGGAAACCTTTGCAACTGGTCTATTAGGAACAGGATGGCGTATCACCGGAGACGGAGACATGGAAGCTCGTTCGCTGTTTTTGCGCGAGTGGCTGGAAGTCCCTGAGTTAAGATATAACCGAATAACTGTTACCGGTGATGAATTCTGGGTTGCAACCGGGCTAAAGGTAGATCGCGTCGAAGGAAATACCATATATGCCAAATTGGAAGAAGGTGAAGTTATCGCTGTAAAGGAAGGAGATATTCTTCGTGGTATCTATCAGCATGAAAACGGATTCTCAACCTCATTTATCAATGTTCTTACCGTTGATTCCAAGGCTGGATCATTTACGTATGAAAAGATTCGCGGAGCTGATCCGGTCAAATTCATGACATTTGCCCGACAGGGTAATGATAAAGACGAAGAGCGTCAGCGGTCAATCTATCTATCAGGACTTGACGGTTATCAGAGATTCCTGGGCGGTGTCAATTCGGCTGATATCACATTCGACAACATATACGCCCAGTTCGGTAATCTGAATGGGTTGGTTACTCCCTACTTCGGCACACTATCCGGCGAAGGAATATACATCCGCAAAGGCTATATAGAGGGCTCTATACACGTTACAGGCGGTAATGCAGCAACTACCGATTTTGTTTCTACTGAAATAGGAAAAGAGATTGCTGGTTTGGCCGTTGGTGTGGATAATATGCTTTTAAATACTGGATTTGCCGGAGATTATTTACCGGCAGAACTGGATAAAATGACTCTATTCAACCGACAAAAAATATTGTATAGCGATCCGTTGAAGTTCTGGACGGTTACAGGCGCGGCCACAGTTGGTATCGACAGCAACAGCCGTTCGGGATATGCTTGTGTGGTGGCTGGAAGCCTTGCGCAAGATCCTGTTATCCCGGTTGAAGTTGGTGAAAAATACGTCGTATCTTTTCGGGTTAAAGGTACCGGATCAATTGATGCCGGTGCGTGTGGCGTAACAAAGAGTTTTATACTCACGTCATCATACCAGAAATGCGAAGTTAAGATTGAAGCGAAAGATACCAGCGGATTTAAAGTTGAAGGAACAAGCAACTTTACCATTTGCGAGATCAAAATGGAGCGCGGAACCATTGCAACAGACTGGGAACCGGCATTCCTGGACAACAACAGAATGGAAGGACGGCTTCAATCGATGAAATATATATTCGATGCGATAAAAAATGAAACCAATATTTACGGCGGGCTGGTACTGACCAATATTGTAATGGTTGGCAATTACACCAACGGAAAAATGAGTGAAGTTACCGGTGGAATGTCTGGAGTATATAACGATGGAGCCGATGTAGCGTTCTGGGCTGGTGGTACGTTAGAACAGGCTATCAAGGCCGTTGGAAATCCTTCTTTAACCAGTGGTGTCGCCAACGTCGTGATCACCCATGGAGGTTTAGCTATCCTCAATAATGCTTATGTCAGGGGTACTGTATATGCAACATCCGGCATTATGCAGAACGTTATTGTCCGAACAAAAGCAAATGGCCAGCGAATAGAACTGGATTCTGATGGCCAAAAAATAGCTATTTATAATTCTTCTAACCAGGTAATAGGTGAATGGAGTTATATTGATCGCGGATCTCAGATCACTTTAAAATATGGCAGTTCTGAAATTTCTAATTGGAACTCGTCAAATATCGGATTTAGCAATAATAGCGGAATATCAAGTTTACAGGCAAATAAATTTGAAGTTAGGAACGGAGATAATCCTTATGAGTATAAATACTTTCAAGTAAATATCACGGGTACTTATTTGAATGTAATCATGGGTAAAATTCCTGATAGTAAAGAAAAAGCTGCTGCTTGGGGTTTATATCGGGATGGAGATACAATAAAAATTAATGCAATCGCTTAAAATGAATAACGTATGAAACTTATATTGAATTTAAAAGAACGATTATCCCTGGAACATGCACTTTCTTTCATGCAGGGGAGTTATGTAAAATTTGTTTTGGCAAAAGATATTCAGAGCAAAGTTGTCATTACACCTGAAGAAATCAATAAGTTTCACATTATTGATCTTCCGGATGGATCTGGGATAACATGGGATAACCGAAAAGATACAAACCGCGAATTTGATCTTTCGGATGAACAACTGGAGTTGATCGTTGAATGTCTGAAGGCGATGGATGCCCAAAAACGTCTGGTTTGGGCCATTATTCCATTCTACGAAAAGATTATGGACGAACACAAGGCTTATCTGAAACGGAAGGCCGAAAAAGAATCCGGTCATGTCAGCGATTGAAACGGTATTAGATACGGGTGATTGGGGAACGGCTTCTACCCAAATAAACAATAATTTCCGCGCGCTTAATACCGACGTGGAAAAGGCTAAAAATGCCTCAGTAAAAGCGAAAGGTCTTTTCCCTACACTCAGTGATCTAAAAGCTACATATCCAAGTCCAATTAAAGGGGATTGGGCCGTTGTAGGTGATACAATTCCTGGTTTGGTTTATGAATGCCGAACTAACGGTGTATGGAGCAGTACCGGGCAGCAAGGGGGCGGCGGAGATATAGATCTGGCCGGATATCTGTCATCTGAAAAAATAACTGACGTAACGGAAATATTATGAAGAATATTCGTATTGGAAACGACATTTTAGTAAAGCTCACCAGCTTAGATCAAGAATCTTTGGAAGGTAGAGATATTACTGTGCTAATAACGACATTTGGGTATAAAAAGAAAATGGAATATTCCGTATCAGGTAATATTCTGACATTTTCCTTTTTAGGCATGGACCAACGCATATTAGGCACGTATACTATTCTTGTAATTGAAAATATGGGCAAACCTGGTATGCGTACCGTGGATATTTACAAGGCTTTCCGACTGGTAGCTTGTTCCTGTGATGCTGGAGGTTCTGATCCTGATCAATTAGAAACCATTACTCTATCATTCGACTTTGAGCTTTTATTATCCGGGATGATCACCTATTCGGATATAAAGAATAAGCCAACGATTAATGGTGTAGAAGTAAATGGCGATAAGTCTCTTGGCGATTTCGGTATTATGGAATCGAAAAAACTTGAAAATATAACAGAAATTTTATAGGAGATTAAAATATGGCATCAGAAATTCATAAAATGCTAAAAAATGGACAAACAATATATCCTGCGACTATAACAGAGGCTGTAATAGATAGAGATAGCAAAAAACCATTAAATGTACTTCTTTCTGATTCAAGAAGTGAAGTGAAAAAAAATTTTATGTACTCAGTATTTTCTTATAAGACTGGGTATGTTGAATATCAAACAGGGGCCATCAAAAGCGCTGCTGGGTTTGGTTATTCTGAAAAAATATCACTTAAGAAAGGCGATACAATATATGCGATATTGTCTTCAAATTCTCTAGTATCTTTGATTGCTGTTTTTGAAAATGGCATCTATCAAAAAGACAAATCAGTCCCGGGGGCTATTTCTAAACAAGAAGTATATGTTGAATATACGGCAGATTCTGATTGTGATATTATTATTTCATGTGAAATAGCTTATGCGCCGAATAGAGGGTATTATATAGGCGGAACAAGTAGAGAGCTATTGGATAAAGTAAATAAAAATATATCTGATATAGAAAATATAAATAAAACAATAGAGGCTAGCACTACTACAATAGCATATAATTCGTATGAAACTAAAGGATATATAAGCTTTGATACTGGAAAACTGGTTAATTCAGAACTTTTTTATAATAGCGGATATATACAATTATACAAAGGCGATAAAATTTATTTTAAAACAATAATTGGTGGAGCCGCAGCAGCCTTTGCATTTTATGATTCTGATAAATCATATATACAAGAAAAATCAATAAAAGGAGGTTTAGACTTTAAAGAAGGCGAGATTACAGCAGATACCGACTGTTATGTGGTTATTTCTGTAGAAATATCAAAGGCTACAGAAGAATGTCTTTATACTGTTTTTCAATATGTTCTTGGGGCAACATTGAGTTTAAAAAATGAGGTATCGTCACTTAATGAATCATTCAGTGGAGAACTAAAAGAAACTAATATTAAAATTGAAAGCCTTAACCAGCAAATAGAAGATATAGAATCTCAAATAAATACAGGTGTTAAAGCAGAAAGTCCTAAAAGAGATTTAAATATTATTCTAGTTATTGGTCAAAGTCTAAGTATTGGAGGTGGCGGAGGTGGAATTTCTAATAAATATTACAACTCCGTTTCTTTGAAAGAGGGTATGTATGTGTGGAATATATCATCAACAGAAGGGTTTGTATCTCCAGAAACTGGACCAGAAACAGCCGTAAGATCATTTAATCAATCATTCTTGGAATCGCTAAAAGACGATTTTAATATTGAAGTTTAGACTCTTGGGGTTATCAAACTCTAATATTTGTATACGGCGCCGGAGGTACAAAACTTGAATCATTTAGTGCCCAACTAAATAATATAAAAAGCTTATTAACGTCTATCAAAGATAAATCTTTTGAATTAAATAAAACTATTTGTGTTCCTACAATTGGATGGGTCCAAGGCGAAGCAGATAAGGGTACAAGGGACGAAGGTGCAGCATATAAGAAAAATCTAAAATCTTTATTTACAAGTTTAAATTCATTCATTAAAACCGAATTTAATCAAGATAATGACGTTGAATTTATTACATATCAAACATCATCTTACGAGGCATTTAATAATGATGATAAGAGAATGATGATACCAATAATGCATTATGAAATCGCGCAAGAGATGAGTAATGTTAGTTTAGGTATGTGTATGTATCAATTACCATACAACTCTGATTTAACTCATATTTGGCTTTTTGGCACGCGTATTATGGGCGCTACAATGGGTTATTTTGCCTATCAAAGATGCATCAAGGGTAATAAAATAAATTCAATTTCATATAAGAGACATAACGTATATAGCATGAATGGCAAGTACATAATCGAAATAGAATTTAATGTTCCTTATCCGCCGCTTGTTATAGATAGAAAATCCCTTTTTGATGCTAATAAAAGTCTAACTTATAAAGATTTTAATGGAGAAACAAATGTTCCCAATATAGGATTTGAGATAATGAACTCTGACTGGGATTATGGTGAAGATGTTATATGGGATAGCAACGGCGAGCATTTACCAACTGTTATTAATTGGAAAAGTGATATCAATATAGAAAGTGCTACAATAGTACGAGGTAATACCGTAAAGATAATTTGTGATAAAAATCCGGCTGGTAAAGAATTATGGTATGCTAGACGAGGTAATCAGTGTGGTGGGTATATAAGAGATAGTATGTTTGTATCAGAGAATAAGAGTATTTATATTGATACCTCACAAAATACTGACGGAAATAATAAAAATGAAGCCGGAGAATATCCATTAAATAATTGGATGCCTATAATGCTTATCAAATTATGATTATTAAATAAAGTTGTATGAATAATCTAATCTTCTACTCCAACCCAATAGCCCGTATCCTAACCTGTTTGACGGATACGAATACAATTATGTTTTTCGGCTTCATACTGACAGAGGCCGAAAAACTGAGTATGGAAACACTGGTCCATGAAAGGACGCACCGGATACAATGGTTATTGACGGCCGCGATATCCGGTATTCTCACGATCCTTGCATCCATTGTTTTAGTTCTTACAGGACACTTCGAATGGTGGGTGTTAACTATTCCTCTCTATGCCTGGTATCTGATATATTGCTTGGAATGGTTTGTCAGGGTAGTTTTATGTATAAACATGCAAAAGGCTTATGAAGAAATAAGCTGGGAAGTTCAGGCTGACAAAATAACAAGGATATACTTATCAGAGTATTTCAAAACCGGTAAAGAACCAAATTTATGGCATTTGTATAAACAATATGTTTGACCCTTTTAAATTTTTAGTCGTATGAAAAAAGTAATGTTTGTGATCGTCATGATGATGATCTTTGTTCCTGGAGTGTTCGCGCAAACGGAAGTAACAAGCGAAGAAGCTCAGTTTGCAATAGACCTTTCTACTTTCGGTGGAATAGTCGGGTTAATATCTTCGGCGGTAACGCAGATTTTTAAGGCATTCCCGGCTATTGACGGAAGCAGAATCGCCAAGATCGGTATTTCTGTTGGCGTGGGAATTATTGTCTGCATGCTGGCATGGGTATTGAAAATCTCGGAACCGCTGGCTGGACTTATTTGGTGGCAGACGCTTATTTATGGAGTTGCTGCCGGATTATCCGGATGTGGATTCTATGATCTGGTTAAAGTTGTTTGGGAATTATTCAAACCGAAAGATGAAGTAATTCATTTGGATTAAGTTTTAGGTAGTTTAGGTTATCAATTGGGCGGTGTGACAGGCCGCCCTTCATTAGAAAAACATGGAACAGACAGAAGCAGCATTACAAGTAGCAAAAGGTATCAGCGAGTATGGAATCTTGGTGGTCATAGCAGCTTTTTTCCTTGTATTCGCCATAGGAGTATTAGTGTGGAACATGGTATCTTACAAGAATCTTACAGAACGTATCTTTACTGAATTTGGTGAGAAGATTACTGATGTACAGGAGAAGGCAAATAAGAATCTCGAAACTATGGTTGATATTGCAGAAGGTTTGATTCCGGAAACACAGCTCAGGATAAAGAATACCAGCAATGTCTATTTTGACTTGGCCACAGAAAAGGTTTGCCGATTGATCAAAAGAGTTCGGGAAGAAAATCATATTGCCGACAGAGAGGCTACAGCCCAGAAGATACGTACATTACTCACGAATCTGTATCAGGATAGAAATAGTCGGTTTGATAGCTATCATTATCGTGGTAAGCGGCTATCTGAATATACGAATCCGGATTGGGTGGAATGGGTTGCCAAGGTAGTAGAAGGAGAGCTCTATAATGAATCAGGAGCCAACAACAAACGTGCATTCACGAATGTTTCTGCTGTTTATGAGAATATCAAGTTGGATTTTTATCATCGGTTAAATAGTTAAGGTTATGGCAAAATCAAGAGGTTATCGAAATAACAATCCTGGTAATATCCGGATTAACGGGGATAAGTTCCAGGGCGAGGTTATCCCTTCACAAGACAAGGAGTTTAAGCAATTTGAGAGCATGGCCTACGGTTATCGGGCTATATTCAAGATCCTACGCAATTATCAGACAAATTATAAGCTGAACACGATCCGTCAGATGATCAGTAGATGGGCGCCGAAGAAAGAGAATGACACGGCAAACTATATATCTGTCGTGTCAGAAAGATCTGGAATTCCCGCTGACGATCCAATCCGGACAGACAATAGGGAGATGATGATCCGAATAGTCGCCGCCATGTCGAGAGTGGAGAATGGAATCGATGCTGATATGGTAGATATAATAGATGGATGGAATCTGTTATGAAACCTTGGAAAATAGTGTTGACAATTTTGCTGACAGCAGCAATATGTTCCGTAGTTGGCTATGGCTATGGGCGACGGGGAGCACGAGTCTCCACGTCTGTAGCTGATACCATCTGCTTCCGTGACACGGTTAGAGATAGTATTCCTATGCCGGTTTATGAGACTCTTGTCCTAGAGGTCCCGGAGCTGTTTCCTGTCTATATAACCTTGGGTGGTGACACGATCCATGATTCGATCTATATCCCTGTCCCTATAACGCAGAAAGAATACCAAACCGAAAATTACCGTGCCTGGGTTTCCGGTTATAAACCATCATTAGATAGTGTTTGGGTTTACCCCGAGAAGATCATCATCCGGGAGAAACCTCGCAGATGGGGCTTCGGTGTGATAGCCGGTTATGGAATCGGACGAAATGGATTGTCTCCTTATGTTGGTGTTGGGGGATATTGGAGGGTGTGGTGATTATTAATGAGACTTTTTTAGTTTAATGGTTATGTTGATTTTATAATGAATTGTTGAAAACAACCTAATTATATACTTTGGACATACTCATCTTTATTAAGTTTTAAAGCATTTCCTTCAGTACTTACATGCCAAGTATCATTAGAATCTTTATAGTTTATATATGCCGAAACGATTCCATATAAGTATGGTAATTCTATTATATTAGGATTAAAATGTTTGATATCTTGAGTATTTGAAAACGGCCTTTTTTTAGGCGTAGTACTTCTTAATGCTTTAGGCAGTGATGTTATATACAAGTTATCCGTGTGCAAAAAGAATTTTTTTATCATTTCTTTTTGTGGTAAATTACCAATATGACAAGATGTCATTTCTGCTATACAATTATCAGAAAGAAGTTCTTCAAAAATTTTTTTATGATATCCTGTCTCTGACCCATGGTGAGGTATTTTAAACAAAGATGCTTTTGGATTAGATTTAATAGATAAACTATTCTCTATTATACAAATCCATCCTTTCTTATTATTTGAAGTAACCTCCAAATCTGCACCTAGCAATATGGAATGATTATTGACTGATGCTAATAATACTACACATTTATCATTTGGGCTTTGATTTACAATTTTCCTATTAGAAGAAATTTCGCTTATCATGGAAGATAATTCTGTAGCATAATCTTTCAAAACTTCATCAGACGGAGACAGAGAGAAAACATTACATTTATAGTTCTCACTTTCCGAATAAAAAAGCTGTTTATCTTGTGCAGCTAATATACATCCTCTTTCTTCTTTATTTATTATTTCTAGGCACTTGTTTATTTCTTCTGTTGAGACAGCCGTAGCTTCATTTTTATATTTAGAATAATCATAACTAATGAATTGCAAAAATTTAGTTTTGTCAGTAGCCATAGCCATAGAGAACTTAGCTGATTTACATTCTTCCAAAATTTTGGATATTCCTTTAATGTGATCATCATGCCAATGAGTACAAACAATTAATTTGACATCTTGTTCAATATTTACTCCTTTTGATTTCAAAAATGATAGTGGTAGAATCTCTTTCTCTATAGGGGTAACACATGAATCAATAACAATCCAATTATTCATGCCTAAATTGATCACGACAGATTCTCCATAGTTCCCTGTTCCAATTAAGTAAACTTCAAATTGATTCATAAGTCCTTATTCCCAATGTATGTTTTTATTTAGTTTATCTGCTTTGTCCACGATTTCGTCAATATCAGATTCTGAAAATGGGATAGATCGTTTAAATCTAATGAAGGATTCTTTTTTTCTTTGTCCATTTTGTGTATAGTATGCAATACTCCAATAAAATATAGAACCTATTTTAACTAAAGGTATATCCTCTTTAGATATATCTTTAATAGTATTAAATTCAGCAATTTCTTTTGTTGTAGGGTTGGTTAGATCATTTAAGACAGCAATAAAACTATTACAATTGATTTCTTGGACATATCCAATCCATTTTTGTATAGAAA